GTCGCCGCATCGCCCGCCCCGGCCAGTTCCCGCGTCTGTGTAATCAGCTCATCGGTCAACTCCTTGGCGTCGCCCGACATCGGCGCGGGGTTGAGGTAGGTCACCATGTCGCGCACATTGGAGACGCCGCCCTGCACTTCGATTGCCGCGCCCACCTCGTCGAGCTGGTCGATGTTCTCCACCATCTGCCCGTTGTACACCAGCCGCGCAAAGGCGGTGATCTTGGCGTTGATGAGGCGGCGCGCCAGCAGGCGGTTGACCTCGATCTGGTTGGGGATCAGCTCCTTGACCTCGCCCATGCCGCGGGCGCTGTTTCTTCCGCGCTTCCACACAAGGCTTGCGATCGGGTATTGTGTCAATTTGCCCGCGATATTCCCCTCCGCGTCCTCCGACTGCACCGCGGTGTCCTTTTGATAGATCACATTCCGGGTTGCCCTGCAAATGTGCACCACGCCGTCCTTCTTCTCCATATAGAGCAGGCTGGTGCACTTCTCGTCCTCTCCCACCTCGCGGCGCTCTTCGTCGCTGGTCCGGTGTTCCGGCTCGTCCGGCTGGATCAGGTCGATTTCATCCTCTGTCAGCCCGTTTTTCTTCGCCTCCTCCCGCAGCTCAGACACAAATCTCCGCTCCGAAAGGATGATATATTTCTGTTTCTGGAGGTCCGGGCACTGCTCGTCCGACAGGTACACGTCGGTGTTGCCGATAAGCTGGGCGTTGCCCTCGCCGTCGTAGAAAAACACATACGCGTCGCCGGAGATGCAGGCGTCTTTGACCACATCCCAGCACATTCGGTCCATCTTGCGCAGTTCCCACTGGCGCGCCGCGTTTGCGTCCAACAGTTCGCAGACCTCCCGTTCCTCCTCGCCGCTGCCCGGTCTCATGCTGCTGTAGTGGATGGACATGTTGTTCTGCGCCACCGTTGCAACCTTGTATTCCACCGTCGGCTGGATCACGTTCATAACAGGCATCCGCTCGCCGCCGCTCTCCAACCCGTGCCACTGATCCCCCAGGAAAAACCGGTACGCCTCTTCTGTTTTGCTGTACAGATTTTGCCGGTTGAAGTAGTCCACGCCTTTCTGGTATAGCTTCCAAATTTCTGTGCAGGCTTCGTTTTGCCAATCCATATCATTTCACCTTCTTTTGGCCCTGGCTCGTACCGTTATACGCCTGGATGTTGCTCTCAATCTGCGTCCAGCGTTGTAGCTCCGCGCCCCCCAGGGGGCCCTCTCTCGGCCCTCCGGGCCGATTCACCTTGTTTGACCTCACGCGCCTTTTCGGCCTCCTTACAACAGACGCCCCCGGTTCGTCCCGCGCCGTCCGCCGTCCGTCTATCGTCCCCTGCCGGTAGGCCAACAGCACCATGACCGGGGTCGCCACCAGCAATATCGCCATAACCAGTTCCGTCGTCATACCACTTTCACCTTGTCCCCTCTCCCTGTCGCGTTCTTTTTCGGCTTTTCCCACGAAAAGTTGTAATGCTTCTCCGGTTTCGGCCTTCTGCCCGGCGCTGGGCGGCCCGCCACAAAGTAGCGGATCGCATCCGGCGCGTGGGTGATCTCGTGCGGCTCGTCTGCGCAGTCGTTGGGGTCCTTGTCGTCAAATTGCAGCGCGGGCAGTGTGCGGATGAGATTGACGCAATTCGCAAATATCCTCAGCCCTGCGCATGGGTTCCCCCGCTCGTCCGTGTCCGGCGCCAGCCACTCGTGCAGGTTAAGCCACCCCTGCACCCTGTCGTTGTCCGCCTTGACCAGATTCACCCCGTGCTCCGCAAAAAGTTCCGCCGCGCTCTTGCCGCTGTCCTGCCGGCGGTTCCACAGGTCGGGCGGGGCGATATACTGGTAGATTTTCTCGCCCTGGGGCGTCAGCTCCCGGATGCGCGCCGCCGCGTCCCGGATGATATGACCGGCCCCGTTTTTGCCCCGCTCGTTGTCCCTGCCCTCGTATAGCTCCCGATACACATATGCCCGACCCTGGTGATCCACCGCGATCCAGTAGCCCGCCAGCATGTCCAAACCGTAGTCCATAGCGAAATACCGCCGCCAGTCCGCCGGGATTGGAAACGGCTCCATCACGTGGATATCCCGGTTAAACTCGCTGAAATACTGCCCGTCGAAGATATCCCAATCTCCGTCCAGCATCGCCTTGCGGCGCTTTTCCGGCAGATTTTCCAGCGTCCGCACATAGTCGGGGGAGTTTTTCATCAGAAAATCGTTGTCGTATACCTTCGCCGGGATGAAGGTGTAGTCCTCCGCGCGTTCAGATCTCCGGTAGTCGCGGGTGATGAACAGCCGTTTCACCCATTCGTGCCCCACGCCGCCCGGGTTGCAGGTAAAGTACATCCGCGGTGAAAACGCCTCCCTGCACAGCCCGCTCGACCGGTTGCATTCCGTGAGCGCCTGAAACTGGAACTCGGTGAACTGCGTGGCCTCCTCCATAAAAATCACGTCGTATGCCTGTCCCTGGTATTGCAGCACGTCCCGTTCCGCCGCGCAGTAGCCCAACACGATACGGCTTCCGTTTTCAAACACAAACTCTTTGCTCTGCTCCTTATATCTCGCCACCCCGCTCAGCATCCTGAGCAGTGGAATGGTGTGATTTTCCCGCAACTCCGGCAGCGTCCGTCGCAGAAGCAATATCTGTAAGCCCGGATACCGCAGCGCAAGCAGCACCGTCTTGGTTCTCGCCGCATGGCTTTTCCCGCCGCCGCGCGCCCCGCCGTATGCGATATATCTGGTTTTTGCCCTGTAAAACTCGATCTGCTTGGGGTATGGCTTGGGTATCTTGATGGTTATTCCGCCCATGCGTCCGCCTCGTCCACAAATTCCACAGTGATCCCGCCGCTGTGTTCGGTCTCCTGTTTGTCCTTATATCCGAGGCAGTTCTTCCCGAAAAACTGCGCGAATTGCGCGTTATACTGTCCACCCATACCATTGACGAGCCATATTTTTTCCTGTAATTCTTTCGCGTGTGAATATGCTGCGGAAAACCTTGCGTATTTTCCGCGCCATTCTGTCAATGTGGACATATCCACCCCGATGGAATCCGCGAATCCTTGGAAGGTCGGAAACTGTATCCCAACTGTGACCGGCTCCTCGCTCTTGACGCCCCCATCTGCATAATAGGTGCGTTTATATTCCACCCGCTGCGGTTCCACCCGAAAATAATCGACGATTTTTTCGCAATAGTCCGCCTGATATTTTGTCGGTCTGCCGCCCGGATGCTTCTCTGTGCTTTCTCGCGCCACGCTATCACCTCCTCAAAACTGAATTCGTCCGCTCATGTTGTCCATCATATCGCGGATCGTCTGCAAGAGCTCTTGTTGCTCAAGATGCAATAGCATATCCCGGCGCACCAGCGCGCTGATCCTATACCAATTTTTGCGTTTGTGGATTTCTCGCCGCCTACCTTCCAGCGCCGTTATCTCCTCTTGGTACTCCCGGATTAGATCATACATCCCGCTCTCTCCTGCAAAAAAACAAACAGGGGCCACAAGCATCTCTGCTCATAGCCCCTGTTGGCTGTATCCGCCTACCCAATTATAGGCGTCTTACTTTTCACTTTTCGTTTGATCCGCACGACCACAATTTGGCCGTGTTCCCTTTTCACTTCCGCCGTGTCGCCGGATTTTACAATCTGTAGAATTTCATCCAGCATCTTGCTGTATCTTTCCGCTCCATCGGCCATCTTTATACCTCTAGTATATCATATGTTCCATAACTTTTCAACCGATCGATTTTTCTCATATTTATTATACCACAACTGTGATACAAAAGTTAAAACCTCAACAACAATGCCCCGGGCTTGAACCTGGGGTATTGTTGTTTCTATATTCTCATGTTTGCACATGTAAAAATATTTGTTTTTCTGTTGACAAATACTTTTATATGTGTTATTATGATATCGTCGGGAGGAAAGTACATGAAAAGCTATTCATCAAGGGAAGTTATCGCGATACTAAAAGCGGATGGATGGTATGAAGTGGACGTGACCGGAAGTCACCACCAGTTCAAGCACCCAACCAAAAAAGGGCGGACAACGGTAAAACATCCAGACAAGGATATCCCCCGCAAAACACTTGACAGTATCGAACGACAGTCGGGGCTTAAATTCAGGTAAGCCCCGACTCCCTCCCCTTAATTTTAACAGGAGGCTTTGTTTATGAAGAAAACCGAACGCTATATTTATCCCGCTGTATTCACCTATGATGCTGGTCAGGAAATCGCCGTTGTCTTTCCTGACTTGGATGTTGCTACCAGCGGCGTAGATGACAACGATGCGCTGTTATCTGCAAGAGAACTGCTGGGCTGTGCCCTCTACGGCATGGAGGAGGATAACGAGGAAATCCCCACACCTACGCCGCTGTCTGATATAACAACCGCCAAAAACGAACGGGCTGTGCTGGTCGATGTATATATGCCCTCTATCCGCATGGCGAAAGTTAACCGGTCTGTTAATCGCACTGTGACATTGCCTGCATGGCTCAATGCTGCGGCGCTGGAACGCAATATCAACTTTTCCCAGGTTTTGCAGGAAGCCCTCATGACAAAAATTCAGACAAACAGAATGTAACAGCAAACAATGTGCCGGGTATATACCCGGCACATTGTTTATTGGTGACCGCCCATTTTTCTCAATCTATCATTCTCCCACAAACTGGGCAAAACTTATATTTGATGTGTTCATATCGCCCGTCTCCGACATACGCAGACCATCCCTTGTTTTTTCTAAATATTTCGCACCATTTGCATTCGGGCCCCGTCGCCCGTTCCAGCTTTTCTTTCATAGACGCCAGCGCAATCGCTTTAGCCTCTTCGCTGATCTTCGGGCGCATATTGCGGTGATATGCATCGTCCTCAAATTCTTGGATTGCTTTCTCGAGCTCCCCCCGCATTGTCTGCCCTCCTGTTCCACACCGCTGTCAGTCATTCCGCATCCCCCCACTTGGTGACAAATCCATCTTCCAGATTTTCTTTGTCTAGCGAAAACCCTGCAAAGTTATTTATACCATCTTCATCGACATAGACAACATCCATTCCAACCGCCCACGTTGTGTCTGGAATCTCAATCGTAATGCGTTTCATTTTGCATCCTCCCTTACCGTCAGTCCCATCTGCACCACCCGGCGCCGGAGCAGTTCGTCCGCCACATCATCCGCCTGCGCTTCCTTGTATTCTTCCGTCAGCGTTTCATAACGCTCAAACATCCTCTGCATCCGCTTCGCCCCGATTCCCAGCGCGTCATTCATCGCAATGCACATCAGCCATTGCGCCTTAACAATTGCATCATGGATCACCTGGTCGCACAGTTCCGCTGCCATCTGCTTTTGCCGGTTCGTGTATTGCCACCTGATATGGCTTTTCATTCGTCACCATCCCTCCAACGCAATTTGATCTTCGTCGGCTGTCTCCTGCGTCCTGTCCTCTATCCACCACGCAAACCAGTCCTCCGCGCTGCGGTGGTGTGGATAGAGCGGCAACCCTTTGTCTGTCCGCGCGGCAATCATCCGTTGTAATGCCCGGAGGTAGGCTTCCCGAAATTTCGGCCACCGGGCAAACTGCATCTCCCGCTCCCGCCTGGATGCATTTGGGCACCCGATACACCCCAGTCGCCGGAACCCTTCCTGGTATAGTTGACATTGCTCCAGGTGTACATCCTCGCTGTATGCCCATACATCCGCTGTCGTCCAATATGCAATCGGATTGACGCGTCGCTCCGCAAATTTTTGACACGCCTCGAAAGTTCTCCGGTTTTCGTCGTCGTCCCACGGCATGATGATGTTTTTGCCCTTGCGTCCGTTGGCGACGATCTCCAACTCATCCCTCTTTTTCGCCCGGCCGGCGCTCTCGCTCTTGCGCACCCCCATGGCCATGATCGCCCGGCCCTGCTCCGGCACATATCTCTCCTTGAGGCTCAGACAACAGTACCGCATTTGGCGCATTGGCGGGACGCCTCTCTCGAGCATCAGGGTCCACATGGATTTGTCATACATCACGTCGTATGTAAGGTGTCCCGCATCTTCATAAGCCCGGAAGTTCCGGCGCTGGAAATAGATCAGCTCCGGCGGGTCAATCCCGGTGATGTTGTGCAGGTAATAGTGCCTCACCCCGGCGCGGCGCATCAGATGTCCCACTACGCGACTGTCCTTCCCCTCGCTCGTGCTCACGCAATATCCGCGGGGATCGTATTCGATTGCCATGTGCTCGTAATATTGCAGCAGCTTCACCGCTTCGTCATCTGGTTGGCCGCGGGTCAGGCTTGTCTGGTATTGCATCACTCAGCCCTCCTCGGCTTATACTGCACAAAACACTCCCGGATCGCCTCCGCTTGCTCCCTCGTGATCGGCTGTGCCAGTGCCTTGCCTACGTCGTCCATGCAGCGATTCAGCGTCTGCGCGATCACCCCCGCCGGCATCCCCTCCGCTGCATACTTGTGCACCAGATATACCGTCGTCGGAGTGATCTCGCGTGGCTCTGTGGTTTCTTGCTGCGCCTCTGCGCGGCTCTCCATATGCCTCTCCCGGTAATAATAATTTTGTCTGCATCTGTCCCCGCAAAACACGCGCTTTGCGCTCTTTGAATCGAGCTTTGCGCCGCAATATTTGCAGTATTCCCGCCCAGGCGTCCTCCGTTTTGCGTACATCGCCCTGCTTCGACACGCCTTGCTGCAATAGATTTGCTGCTTGCCGTGCAGTTTGGCCCCACACACGATGCAGTTCATTCTCCCGCCTCCGTGATCTCCACCTCTGTCCGGGGGCGGTTACGGTCAACCTTCACGCGGCTCCCGTCCGTCCCTACCACGATCCGCGGGGACAAAGAACTGTCGTCCTTGAGCACCCCAGCCTTCACCAGCACGTCGTGCAGGGCGCTGTCGAGGTTGGTTATGTCCACACGCCGCGCCTGCGGCATGTAATACACCGCCTTCACGATCACCGGCCGGTCGATCTGCTGCTTGTATTCGGCCGGGATCAGCAGCTCGCACTGCCGCTCATACTCCTGGTATGCATCCGATTGCGCTATGTACGGATTGCCTGTTTTATGATTCCTCCTGATTTGCTGGTGGTTCTTCTTCGTCACCGGCCTCAGCGGGATTGTAAATTTCATCAACATGTACCCCCTCCCTTTGGGGAACTGTTTCTCAGATATTCTTCCAGTTCGTCAATGTTGTAGGATGATTTCTGCGCACTCCCCCGCTGCTTCTCCGGTAGGTCGCCGTCGTCATAATTCCCATCCAGCACCTTCGCCATGTTGGCGTCTTTTATCAGCCAGTCGAACGTCGCTTTCCAGTTGCGGTTGTTCTTTCCCCGCAAAAAGCTGCTAGCCTGTGCCTTTTCAAACAAGCGCCTAAAGTCTTCCTCGCTTCGCCCGCTGTTCATCCTCGCCTGAATCGCTTTCTTCCGTGCATCGGATAGCGCAGTCAGTTTGGGAAACGACGAACAGATTTCGTTGTACATCTCCGCAATAAGAGAGTAATTAGTTTCGTTTCGTTTAGTTTTATTAATACCGACACTTTGTGCGACAGGTTGTGCGACACTTTGTAGGACACTTTGTGCGACACTTTGCACGACACTTTGTGCGACATTTTCACAATTTGTTAATATTTTCGCCCGATCCAACGAGACCATGGTGTACACCGCCGACTGATTCCCGATTCTCTTCTTCCATGTGATGAGGCCGGCCTGCGCCAGTTTATTTCTTGCACGTTCGATCGCTTTTGCGTTGAGCCCGGTTTTAACCTCCAGCACCGATACCGCTACCGCAAACTCTTGCTGCCAATCCGTTTTATTCGCTATGTGCATCAATGCGTGCCATACGGCGATGGCGGATGAGGGCAGCGGATTTGTTTCGAGCAGATCATAAAATGCTTTGATTTCGGTTATGTAATTCACAGGCTCACCGCCTTAAAACGGAAGATCGCCGTCGCTATCGACCTCTTCAAAGTCGCTCGCATCGTAGGTTTGCTCCTGCGGGGCGTCGTCGGTCTGTCTGCGCTCCCTGGACCCGGTGAACTCCACATTCTCGCAGATCACCTCGTATGCCCTGCGCTTGTTGCCCTGCTTGTCCTCGTAGCTGCGCACCTGCAAGCGCCCTTCCAGCGCGATCGGGTCGCCCTTTGCAAAGTACCGCGCCACGAATTCCGCCGTGCCTCTCCACGCCACACACTCGATGAAGTCTGCCAGCTGCTCCTTCTCCTTCTGATACGACCGGTTCACCGCCACCGCAAACGACGCCACCGCAACATTGTTCACCGTCTGCCTCAGTTCCGGGTCGCGCGCCAGGCGCCCCAGTAAGATCACTCGATTCATGCGTTTCTCCACTCCCTGTCAATCTGATTTTCCAATACCTTGATCTGCAACTTATAGCAGTTGATCGCCTCCATCGCGGATTTATATACCACATCCGCAATATCACGCTCCAACCGCAGTTTTGCTATCTCGCGGTCTCCTCTGCATACGTCCGACATAATCGTCGCCGGCGTCCCCTTGTCGCGCTCCATCAGTATCTTCTGCCCCAGCGCTACGCGGTAATCGTGATCCGCCTGCGCCGCCGCCCGCCCGCGGTTTCCCAGCGCGCCCAGCGCCTTATCCAGCAGCGCCACGCGGTCCTGGAGCTCCAAATATATCTCCTGCCCGCTCATAGGTAGCTCCTCCCGATCAGCTCCATAAACTCATCCCGGCTGTGTGTTTCTTCATATTTCCGCTGGCATTCCCGCTTTAATCGCAAATCCAGCGCGCGGTCAAAATGCACCCCTGCGTCGGACAGGTTGTGCAGCGCTCCGACCAACCACACCCACAGCCCGTTCTCCTCCGACACCTGACGCAGCCCGTTTCCGAAGTAGATATGGTGCTTATGTAAGCCTCTTGTCAGCCCTGTGATGTAACATGCTTTTTGATCCTGCATTATGCTCTTTGCCACACAAACACCCGCTCCTTTCGTGTTGTATTGATGATCGACAGGCCGGAGATTTTTCGCGCCTCGTTGTATACGATCTTTTCCACCGTAAATTTGTCGTTGGTGTAAACCCGCCCGTTTTGCGCTTTCATTACCCCGGCCTTTTCCGCCGGTATCCAGATAAAAGGCGCGCTGTACAGTTCCCTCCCGATTCCCCAGCGGAAACCCGCGCGTTTGAATGCGTCCGACGCCTCCCCCTTCTTCTGGTTGCCCTCGTCGTCCTCCCGGCTCTCAATCCCGCAGTCCCATTTCCACACTTCGTTGATCCCGATGCCGCAGTACAGGTTCCCCTTGATCTCTTTATAATCGTCCTGCCAGTTCTCCGGCCCATAGGTTTCGTCCAGGATATCCATATCCACCCGCGCCGTCTTGTACAGCAGGGCGACAACCCCCTTCTCCGTCACCTTTTTCACCTTAACTTCGATTTCATCCGCACTGAGCAGTCTCGGCTTCTCCATCCTGCCGCGCCTCCTTCATTTTAATTGCGCAATTTGATCCGATGGTCACGCTCGGATAAAACAGTATCTCCCGCGTTTCAAAACAGATCATCCGGCCATAGTTGTCCGGGTCTTTCACACACAGCGGACAATACAGACAGCACACCTTATCCTCCGGAAAATGGATCGTTATGGTCAGTTCCGCATCCGTGTAATACGACGCCCCGTTCTTTACGCCCACATCTTCATCTCCTCCCGGTTGTCCCGCAGCGCCTTTTCCAGCAGCGCGTTGTGCTCCAGCGCTGCATTTAGCTGCTTTTTCAGATCGTCGATCTCCTCCTGCTGTTCTATCATCCTGATTGTCATGGACACATAGTCCATTGTTTCAATTTGCACCAATGCCAAGGCGTTCGTCCCTCCATCTCTCGTACTCCTCATCCGGGTCCGGGCCGTCGTCCTCGTAGGGGTTGTATTCCGGTTCCTCCAGCCACGACCGTTCCGCCTCGCTGTAGCGATTATTTTCCGCTATGGTCATTGCTTTTTCCTCCGGTTTCTGTTATAATATGGATAATCTATTTTTATCCTTTCCTTGCGCTCGTCTGGAGTTCATAGCTCCGGCGGGCGTTCTTTTTTTGTCCTTCGAGCTCTGCGCTGAGCCGGGCGACCTCCCGCTCCAGCAGCTTGATTTGGTAGCCGCTATCCGCCTGCATCTCTTTGTATGCTGCGATCTGCTCCGCATCCCGCTCCAGCTCATAGGCCGCCTCCAGCAGCCCGTAGCGATCTTCGCCGCAGCTTTCCGCTATGTACTTACCAGTTTCCCTCAGTTGCGCGATCAGTCTTTCTCGCATCTGTGTCATCTCCCCTTCCTGCACCGTCCCAGCGCGTAGCCCAGCAG